TTCATTCCAAATAAGGTAAACACCACGAAATGGAAGAGCGCTAATACCAGATATATTACCAGACGTATTCACGGGTAAGCCGAAATAGTCCCAAAGAGAGCCTATATAGGCATTATCAGAGTTACCAGTAGCAGAAACACTAGGGATAACATAATCAGTTTGATCATCAGGATCTTCCTGTTCAAAACAAAAGTTTTGCCAGTGCTCCCAAACGAGGCGATTTGGGACAAAAAAGAAAAACCAATCCAGATAAATGTTATCCATAATAGGCTTAACAGGAGTAGCCAAGCGAGCGAAATAATTAACAGACAAACGAGTAGTATCGCCAGGCAAAACCTCGTCAACAAATACAGGTATAAGCTTACCTGAATTAAACGTTGTCTTATAAACATGCGAACGGTCGAACTTGGTCCTTTTCATGTACATTGCAGGAGCATCGCTAAAGCGATGTCCTCGAACTCTTATTTTTTTTCGAGCCAAAATTTCACCTTCTTCGAAGTGTAAACCTAATAATTAACCTAAAGCAAATTATAATTAGGTTTTAGATTATTTTTGCGTCACCTACACCAGTTACATCAAGTAAGTAACTGGTTTCGGTGACGCCTATTTTTGTGTTTCTTCATTGTTTTGTTCTAAAGTGTTACTTTTTTCTTGTGTTTGTTTACTACTTACGGACTGTTGTGGTTCGTCGAAGGTATATTTACTACCATACAAACCTTGTTGTTGGAGATATTCAAGCGTTGAAGGATCATTCAAATGGTTGATGAAATTCATCGGATCATGATCGAATTTTGCTCGAACGTAAGCGGGTAAACTGTAGAATTCTTCACGAACTCCGGACACAAGCTCAAGCGCTGTACTGTAGTCGCCGGGAAGCGTTGCATCTCCGAACTGCAGATAAGCGTATTGAGAACTATCGCCGAGGTCAAGAGTCATAATACCTTTCTGACCGTCTGCATACTTATTTACGATGTAATTAATATCAGTCTCATCTTTCTCGTCCTGAACTGTAAGAGAGGGCATGGTAAACACAATACCGCAATGGTCATGTTCTTCTACAGGATCGTAAGCTGTCTTAAATTTCAAAATTTCACCTCCTTTCGCAGGCGCCTAGACGCGGCGGGCGTAGCGTACAAAAAAAAGACGATCTCTTGCGAGACCGTCCTTTTTCTGATACGCTCTTTATTAGATTATCATTTAGTAGAGTCATTGTCAACGGTCTGCACATATTCTATGGCGCGACCAACCACGATAGGAATACGGGACTCGTCACAATTCTCAACGTAATAGCGACCGTCGCTGTCACCGAGATTGCCAATATAATAAAGAGAAAAGTCTTCAGGATACTTTTTAATAAGCATTTTATCATCGTTAACTATACCTTCAAAAGCTCGTAGAGCGAGCATATCGTTGTGATAAACCTGCGGAGGACTAAATTGTTCTGCCTTATTATCATAAATGGAATAAAGTCTCAATATCTAAATCTCCTTTCCTTAAAGCAATCAAAAATCTACGGATCATAAGATGAGTAGTATTGGGTAAAACAAAATAATCATTATCAATACGAATAACATTACAGTTATCAGGTTTAATCTTGTAAGCGGCATATTTAGAACCTCTAAATATAAACTCAAAGGGTATACCTTTATGCTTACAGTAGGATCTGATAGCATCAAGCTCAGATTGAAATTCTTCTATAGAAAACAACTCCTTTCTGACTTAATGATAACACAGTCATAATACCTTGTCAAGTTTTCTACCAAGAAAATGTTTATACTTACCTTCCTGAACACGACAGCGGTCAACCAAACGCTCAAAAGTGTTGTTCTCCAAGTGATGAAGCATCTTCTCAATGCGATTATTACGAATATATTCCATCCAGTGAGGATGCGTTTCATCAAATTTTTTGTCATAATAACGAGGAGGACGCATTTTTTTGCCGTTGATAACAATATAATCATTGGAATAACATTCTTCACCATGATCTTCAAGCCATTTAGCACCTATCCCGGGGCGATTGGACGCAACCATGAATTCAGGAATGCGACCTTTATAGTGAGAAGGAGCATCTTTACCTGTCTGCTTTTTAACTATATAGCGAGCGACATAGGCAGCAGAATCAAAGCTAAACTCACCAATAAGATGCATACCGTATTTCCATACTTTGGCAAAACGAGAAGAAGTATAAGTATTGTAACCATCTGAACGGAACCGAAAAATTTTGTCATCAAAATCAATATTAAACAAAATATAATGATAATGAGGGCGACCATGAAGTTCACCATATTCACCACAGCCAAGAAAGCGAATGCCGCTGCCATACTCACGACGAAGATTCTTCATAAATGTCTGATGAAATTTCTTGCTTAAACTTTTATCGCATGGCAAATGATAATCGTCAAAAGTGCAAGTGACGAAATAAGCAAAAGACGAAGAACGGGCTTCGTGAACAGCACGGACAGCCCATTGTCTACTATTTTCGAGACGACAACCGATGCATTGTTTACAAGAACAACGAATGAAGCGACTATCGCTAGCAAGCTCAGGGTGAGAGGCAAGGCTACCGTAAAAACTATAATGTTGTTTTCCATTTTTCGTAATCGCTCCTTCAACTGGGTACATAAGGATAGGATTATAACAAACCATATTAATCACCTGTACCGATTGTATCAGGATTAGGTCAGAATGTCAAATCCTAAATCCACCTCGTCCTACTCTTTTAAAATTTCTACGACGAGATCTGGAGGTACGCCGAAAAAGACGACGAGAACCTCGTTTAGATAAGCGACGTCGCCTCATTTAGCATCCCTCCAAGAACCGAAAAAACGGCTAGTTTTTTTAGAATCATTCTTATTAGAAACTGGCTCAACAAGTTGCGAAACATCGGTCTGAAAGTCCGAAGCAACCTTTTTAGCAGTAACAGTATTCGAAGTGGCTTTACCTTTTAGAGCTTCAATTAGATCTACAACTTCTTGAATAAAAGGGACAACAACAGTAACAATAAAAGTCAGAATCATAGTAGTTTTATTAGACATATGATTATCTCCTTCCAAAATAACGACCTCCGAGGAAGCCTATAACATTTTTGACAGTAGAACCAACACCGCTAGCGACAGATCTAGGAGCACCTGTAAGACTTTCAATATTTTTATAGAAATCACGTTCCATACCTGCCATTTCAGTTTGAATATTATCAAAAGCGGCAGCAGAATTAGCACGATTAGCAGAAGCAATGTTGTTCAAAACACCAGAGCTGAGGTAAGAACCCTGAAGACGAAGATTTTCAAGCTCCAAATTCATCTTTTCAAGCTCATAACCAAGACGTTTTTCATAAGTCTGCTCGCGAAGATTCAAATCATTTGCAAGAATACCATTCTGAAGAACTGTACCATGGGTGCTCTGACGCACAGAATCGGCTTCTGCGACGTTTTTTTCAATTTGAGATACTGCAAGATGCTCGGCATTTTTAGCCTGCCTTTCAGCGGCACTAGCGGCTTTGGAAGAGTTCATGGTAGAACCTATATCACTCATACCTACAGAAGCAGCTGAAGCTCCAGATATAGAACCGCCTATACCATTGGTTGCGGCAAGAATAGGATTAAGACCAGCAGAGCGCATATCATCTACAGCCCATTGATAACGATGTTTATAGTTTTCAACATTCCACTTGTTAGCCTGTGCGGCATTAGCAGAATTGTAATGATTCTGAACTGCAGATCCAAAAACAGAGCCAGCGACACTGCCTAAAGTATCTGAAAGCCATGACATAAAACCAACTCCTTCTAGAAGTGATCAACAAGGCCGGGCGTACCAAACATAGGCATAGGACGCACAGTAGTGTAACGGAAGCCTACATCAAGCAAGAATTCAGGCTCACTGCGAACAGCAATAATACGCTTAATAGGTGGATTTTCGACTATGAATTCTTCGTTGAGAGTTGGAGCATTTTCAAAGAACTGGGACAAATGCCACAGATCTAAATTGCCACCAGTTACAGAGCTACGAAACTTACCTGTAATTTGAGAAGGTTTATAACGATATTCGGCATAACGTTCCTGATAGCCAAAGACATGAGTATCAGCTTCAGAACCTTGAGCATAGAGCTCACGAAGTTCAATGGCCTGCTCACCAAGATGCGCGAATGTAGGCCAATAGAAATCGTAAACAGTAGAACGAAGCCACATTTTATTAATACCTTGCTGATAAGTAAGATCGGCACGAGCACATACAAAACCCAAGATATAGCCGTGTTCAACAAAAGATTTGGTAAAGCCATGAAATTTAGCAGCAGTAACACCATAAGCAGAGAGATTGCCTTGAGGAGAGGTACCGTCAGTTGCAGAAGTCTGCGCTATTGGATTGACATTTACCATTTTGGTAAAGGAGCCGAGAAATTCGGGGCGCTGAAGACGAGCGTCAGGAGAAACTACGCCAAAGAAAGAGCGGAGCACTTCTGTGTACCGACTACCACCACGAGCAAGGCGTTCATAGAACTTCTGCATCTGGAAAGCAGTACGAAGACTGTTGATCGTAAAGATACTTGAAGTGTCCAAATCAACATAAGAATCATCGCCAAGGTAAGTAGAAGCGGGTTGAGCAGACATAGTAATACTATCAGACGAGTTACCAGCAAAGCCACCTACATTACTAAATTCAGCGTTTTGACCTCTATTAAACTCTATGGATCCTGAACCATAAGCTCTTCTTTTACCACCAGAATAAGAGTCTTCACCGCCATAAGAAGAAACAGCGGCAAGCTGATTACTAGAGCTGTGGAGCAGATAACCAGCACCAGGCGTAGGGTCAACTATAGAAGCGGTACCAGCAAGACCTATAGAAACACCAGGTCCTTTCTGTGTCCACGGAAGAGCAGAAGTAAAGTAATCATGACGCTTACCACGAGGCGGACAGGCTAAGCCGGGAACAATATTAGTATCTGACGTGAAAACCCAAGAAGGCTGATCAGAAGCTCGGGAAGAGTTTAAAACTTCATTGGTATCGCCTTTCTGAATCTTGACAGGTTTCTGGAGGTTTTCGTCTCTAAACCATTCATTCCAAATAAGGTAAACACCACGAAATGGAAGAGCGCTAATACCAGATATA